TATCTATAATATAAGAAGAAACTCAACTATAAACCAATGTTTATTGCTATTTATTTACAGTTTTCTTTCTTTATCAGTCGATGCTGCCCTATCTTACTGACAAGGTAATAAGCATCTTCTGTTTCTGTTTCTATGTACCAATTATTCGGTTTAAGTCCACACGATGCGATATATGTTTTTTGTTTTTTTGTTAAATTCTTTTTTCTCATAGTGCTTTAACCTCCTGCTATTTCATGTATTGAGGATAGCGAATTTTAATCGCCTCTATCATATATTTTGCAAACGGCATTGAGAATAGTTCATAAGGTGTATATTTGCCGTCAGTATCAGTTGTCGTATCTTCCCACGATGTACCATTCTGGCAAAAACCATTGTATAGATTTATTGACAATCGACATAATTTGAGAGTAAATTCTGTTTGCCACTTTTGCCCGAACCCGTCTAACTTTGGACAGTTTGATTGAAAATCATATAAACTGTCAATATTGGTTCTTGTGGTTACTAAAATCCCGAGCGTATAAAAGAATGCCTTGCGGTATACATCTCTTTCTGATTTCGTTTTTATCACATTTTCGCAATAAAATATCATATGCTCATACCCCATAAATTCAATGCCCTGTGTTAGTTCATAGATTGTTTCATTATTCAGCATTTTTATCCCTCCATTAGTTTATCATTATGTATTTTTCTGCATTTAGCTTTCGTTTATTTTGACATAATTGCTTAATTTTCTTTATTTAAAATATAATTAATATTGTTTATTGGGATAATTGCTAATGTGATTTCTTTTTTCTGATTTTGATGATTTTGAAAAAATGCTAATCCCCTTGCAAACTTAACAAAATTGCACTCATCGTTGAAGTCTAAACAATTACTACTTTGTAATGCAACTTCAAAATGTCTGTCCGGTTCAATGCTTAATGTTTTTTCAACTGTTTCCGTAGTTTTT